TAGTGCCTTTCAGTTTCTGGAACACGGCTTGCTGTTGCTCTGGGGTAAGATTACCCATTTGAGCTTTTACAGCAGCTTGCGCTTCAGGGTTCTCGTACTGCACACCCTTGTCAAAAGCAGCCCCAGCCTCGATACCACCTTTGGGGGTATTAATAGCAGCTTGGTTTTTTACAGCAGACTGAAACTCATTCTTATCAGCCATGTCCTGCATCATCTCTTGCGTCTGTAATTGACGCATACGATCCGCATTCAGCTGAGTATATGTACCTAAAGCCGAGTTAGCAGCACCGCCTGCAAATGCACCGAAATTGAACGCCATGATTTATCCTTATCTGGTCTTAATAGCATTGGCCATCAAGCCACCTGAGTACATACTAGCTGCTGCACCAGCGATACCACCAATTGCTGAACCTAGACCAGCTGAGCTCTGAGCATTTGCTTGTTGTGCGGCGCTATACGCACCTACGTCAGCATTGTACTTCTGAACGCCTAACTGACCAACATTGTTCCAGCCCTGCATACCTGTACCGAATGCACTACCACCAGCGCTTGTCATAGCCCCGTAATTGGACATTGGTACTTGCCCTGCCGCCAGAGCTGAATTGCCAGCTGTTAGAGCCGAGTTACCTGCGTTTATACCAAGACTTGTGGACGTAGCCTGATTACCAAAAATGCCGGAGCCTAAACCAATGGCGTCCATTTTCTTCGCCCAGCCCAGCTGAACAGCGGCATCCCGAGCACGAGTAGCGGCAGAAGCTTTAGTAGCTGCTTCCATAACACCTTCTGCATTTGCTGCACCGGCGTATCGGCCTGATGTTGGGTCAATCCCATAAGCTGCTCCCTCACGAGCCCGATTAGCCCGAGATATGGCGAACTGACTTTCTACGTCACCTAGCGCCTCAGACGCTATACGTTCACGATTAGCCTCAGTGTCATAAGCGTTAGCTTCTGCAATAATTTCATCCTGCATTGGCAGGAATTTGTCTTTATACCTTTGATACTGCTCTGCAGCAATTGCGTTTTGCTGTTTCTGAGTATCCATTTGGAGCTGGGACTGCTCCTTAGAGAATGCTGTCTGCTCCTCGGCTAAGTTCTGTTGATCAACAGCTTGCTGTTTCATCCCCGGCCAAATGTCGTTCTTCCACAAAGCCATATACTCTGTAGACAGACCAGACATTTCCTTCTGGGCTAGACCAATGTTAGGATCAGCCTCGGGGGCTTCTACGCTTGTCTTACCACCCTGCGGCATAATAGACCCGCTTGGGCCTCGTTGGAATGCCCGCATGGGCAACATATCGAAATGGGCGTTTAGTCTCATCGTTTAATCCCCAGCCAACGGCATTCTTCTTTCAGCATACCGTAAACAATCATGTCTGTACCATCTTCACAGGCTCGTCGAAGCAGCCCTTCCCGTTTAAACCCAAGGTGCTCATTAAATCGTTGAGCGTCATAGTTATCTGTACGTACCAAACCAGTAATGCGGAAGCAATTTAATTGGATAAATGGATACGCAAATACACGAAACAAATAATCTCTAGTCATCCAACGCTTACTTGGTACTGCTGCTACGTGCATAGATATGCCCGGCCCTGTATATTGATTAAATACCACACCAGCAATTAACTCATCATCCTGCTCTAAGCCAATCCCAATAGCGTTAGTCTCAAAAGAGGTCTCCGCTACCTGCGGGGCAACCCAGTTGCAAACTCTAGCATTTTGTCCGTAAATGACTGTTTTCATTAGGTTTCTTTAGTATATACCATCAGTTGCCGTCATAGTTTAAGCGACCAATAATTTCATTAATTTTAGAAATAATCTGAGCTGTAGTAGCTGTAGAATCCAATGAAGTGATCTGGTTTGAGCCTGCGCGAGCGCCTGTAATAACCTCTATGTTCTCCTTAATAGCAGATATCACCTGCGTCAAGGATCTGTCTTCATTCGTGTAAAAGGGTATGCCCGGTTTCTTAGCCATTGCCCATCTGCCTCAACTCACCTACAGAATCTGCTATTACTACCCCACTGACCGGCACGTTGCCTGTAATCTGCACCTCATACTGATATGCTTTAGTACTCACGGGTAAACGGATCGGCTCATTAGAAGTAACTCCCGTGGAAAATATAAGTTCCCCATCAGCGTACAAAAATACGTTTAGGCCCCGAACAGTCTGTTGCGCAGGAATCTGTTGCAGGATAGACCCATTTAGCTGGAAATGATTAAGTGGTTGGGCGTTGATAGTACTTTGTAGCTCACCGCCGCTAGAAGTAAATAGTATCTGGTTGCTGGCTACAATCTCCTCGTACAGTGCTACATAGGCCGCGTAATCCTGAAGAACCGAATAATCCCCTTGAACTTTCATAATAGCGAAGTTGTTGGGGTTCGGCATAATGAACTTCTTAGACTTCCACTCGTAGAACGTCAGAGCATTCGGGTCAGAGTCCAGCTCATAGATACCGTTATCCACTTTGTTTACTGCGTAAATCGCTCCGTCCTCATGGTCCACATACAAAGCTGCAGCTTGAAAGTCAAGGATACAGAGTGGTGGAATATCAGCACGAGTAATAACAAGAGCTGCAGTAGTACCATCAAGTGTGGCGAAGCCCATGTACATATTGTTGTACATAGCTGAAATCATTGTAGTAGGCAGAATAGCCTGCCATTCCCGACGAGTGTACAGCGGAGTAGTAATTACATCCTGAGTGCCCGGACCGATACCCACAAGCCCGTTAGGAGATGCGTAAATCACACCATACTGGTCAGCAGTAATAGACCGCTTAGAGATACATGGTTGGAACATTGGCAGCTTAGTCTGCGACATAGCCCCGGGAGATGAGCCGGTAATTACGTATGGTTGGTGCTTAGTTGCCACGACAAGGTTGTTATCGTAAACCCCTAGCCCCACAATCTCGTTGTTTACCGTCATCATGTAGTTCGATGGCCATGCATGGGGTAAGTACGGCTCACAGAACCAGACCTCGTTACCACGAAACCCAGCAAAAATACCGTTAGGCATAGCGACCAGACCGATAAGATCATCAGGTGGTGGGGTGTAGTACAGAGTCGTGAGGGAACTACCCAGCTGGGCGACAGTCTTACTATCCAAGTAACTCGTAGTGCCGACTGCGATTTCGTCCACAAAACTGTAGACCGTTGTTGTAGCGCCCGTTATAGTCCGATAAATCCGGATGTTAGTTATGTTGTACCCAGTTGTTGGGGCAGCGGCGAACCCAGATACCGTCACAGATCCAGTATTTGTCACTGTTACCAGCGTAGCAGGGCTAGGAGCTGATTCCTCCTTAATAGCACCAAACGTACTAACGTACGTATATACATACGCCCTTGTTTCAACAGTCGGGGCAGTACTAGATGCAGCCAGAGTAGGAGCAGCCCCCGGAGCAGGGACACCCATATATAACCAGTTATTAGGATATGGAGCAATCCCAGAGCCGGTTGTAGTAGCCAGTGCCCAGTTCGTTTTCTTGGGCTTACCATCACCGGTATAGTACACACGGGACTCAGTAAGGTCCGCAACTGGACCTGCTTGCACATCTACGTCCGTAATCCACCCAAGCCAGCGATAGTCACCAGAGGTTATGTTATACAGTTTATATATGGACGCTAGTGTAGTAGTTTCAACAGGCTGATAATAGAACTTTTCTTTCTTCCATGACTCAAGCTGTAAACCAGTTACACGTACATTATTCGCAATTTGAGCTTGGCTCGGGTCAAGCTGGGTAGGCCCCGTACGGGGAGAAATTCCTGAAAACTTCTCAAGCTTAATATACATTACCTACCCTTTTTAACTTACTCAGCCATATCAGCTGCGGTCTTCCCTGCAGAATCAGATGCCTTACGCTTTGGTACACGCTTCTCAGCTGCCTTGGGATCGTTTTTCTCAAGTGCTTCGAGGATCAAAAGACCATCAGCAGTCAGATTAAACGAACCATTTTCCATACGACCAACAATAGCTCGTGCAGAAAGTTCACCAACAATGACGTTACCTGCCACTACTTCGGCTTTGGTACGCTTTACAAATTCTTCCATGGACATTGCCATTTACTTCTCCTAGGGTTTATCGGATACTAATTGTCGAACTTTATTATACGTGTTATAGCAGGAAATGTAATCAGCTAGGGTTGTTTGAGCTCTGGCAGCTTCCCTTGTAAGAAATTCTGCATCCTCTCTTGAAAGTTGGGCTCCTGTCGCAGCGGTGGCAGTTCTGGCAGTAATGGACACGTTTGCACTACGGGAGGGGCGGTTACGCAACTCGATAAGAGCAGTGTCAAGCTGATCACGAATAACTTTAATTTCAGCATCTTTAGCGTTCCTGATGTTGTTAGCAGCAGCCTGAATACTCTGCTCTTGGGCCCGGGTTCTGTCTTTAGCTTCAGCCACTGCTTTATTCTGCGCAGCTAAAAACGCTTGCATCTTAGCATCCCAGCGCCAGCCGTTAATTACCCATCCTGCAGCGAATACGACTACGATACCAGCTGCTAAGGCCGCAACTTTTGCAGTGATTAGTTCCCCAAACATGTTTCATATTCCTTTTTACGGCGTGTGACAAGCCCCGGGAGGATCTGCCCTTTAGCGTACACCCACTTAAGGAGCTCAGTACACGCACCAAGGTAATCTTCAGCGTTCAACTTCTTGGCCAAGCTTGACTTGCAGAACGCCCCAACACCCACGTTATAAGTAAAATCTACATACGCATCATACTCGTACTGGTATAACGGGACTTTAATACACTGAGCCATGCCCTGAGCATGTTTGTTCGCACTAGCAGTAAGCTGGACCAGAGCACGTTCTTTCGTGGTTGTATCGCCTAGCTTTACACCAGCAGTCTCCCCGTAACCTATAGTAAGTATACCTACTGGGTCTCTGTATGCATGACCTACATAACCTTCGTGCGCAGCAATACCCATAACCGCAGCAGCACTGACAGTTAACGTGGCTACAGCAACTCTGGTTTTCTTTACAGCTTGTGAAATAGCCATGTCGATGCCCAAGTAACTAAACTGCCGAGGGCCCCGGCGATCCACATACCGACCCAGAATCCGCCTTTCGACTGGTTAGCTAGGGCCAGAAGCTTCTCCATGCCTTCTTCCAGCTTGTCTACCTTCTTCTCTAAGCTGTCTACTTTGGCTGTTAAAGCACCGTATTGGATCGGGTCAATGTCGCTCATATTAGTCGTCCAGATTGTTTTGCATTAGCACACGGGCGACAAGTGCCCCGACTGCAGTTAAAGCGCTCAAAAGCGCAAAGGTATTCCTAGGGAATGTATCAGAATACATCGGTACGATAACCTCTGCGGCAGTAAACACGCACGACACTACAACCAGCCGGACGCTCCAAGCTTTTTTGAGGATCTGTTTCCAGTCGGTTGTAAGCATGATTAGTCAGGATACCGTAATTTAATTTCTTCGATCTTGGCCAACCACTGCGCCTGAGTCGCCTCACCACGCTGCCACATAAAGTATATGGGGTCAGACTCAGCCACATATGCAGCTGCACGGAATTGAGCAGGGGTAGTCCATTGTGGCGGGAGAGGGCCGGGTTGTGGATTCATATCCATACTATTCCTTAATATTTAATGCAGGCAAGGAGCGCTACGTTACGTGGGCGAGTCTCTGTTCCACCACTAGGCTGAATACTAATATTAGTATATTCGCCACTAGTAGGAGACCAGCTCATACCTGAGCCACCGCCTGAGTATGAAGAACCACCATAAGATTCAATGCGGCTATAGTAGTGTAAGTGACCCGGGTCGTTAACACCGTGTGAGTGGCTCTGATAATTTTGCCCCTGCGAGGAACCGAATACACGTCCTGCGTCTACACCACGAGCATCGTCCCAGTTACGGATAAACTCACCACGAAGATCTGGCAGCGCGAAAGTTGTTGAACCATCTCCACCGCCGAATGTAGTGCCAATCGCTGAGAACAGCGTAGCGTACGTAGTACGGGAAATTAGTGCGCCGTTGGCCTTGAGCCATCCCGAAGGAGGTGTAACCATCGCAAAGCTCTGTACTGAACCCGCCGGATGAGCGTAAGGAACAATCATCGCTTGGAAGTCTGCAAGCGCCGCAGCAACTAGGCGCACTTCAATTAAGCTACCCGCAGCAAAAGCCCTAGCTGTAGTACCGTCTCGCCCACGAATTACTGTCAAAGTATCCGCACTACGAGCTGTACACTTAACGATCTCTAAGTTGTTTGAGCTGTCAACTAGCGTTGCATAGAACCATTGATCTACACCGGGGGAGGGAAACTCCGCACCTTGTCCAGTCGATAGCGTAATTGTCACATCAGACGAGGTAACAGAAGCAGCTATAGCAGCCGAAGCGTTGTTTGTAAATAGAACCGACATTGCGTTTCCTTACTTAAGATTCTTCAATTTATAAAGCGCAGACAAATACTCAGCTACGGCCTCGTCGATAATATTCTGAATAGCAGTTTGCTTCTTATCTACAGCTTCATACCGCATAGCTTCTATAGCGTCCAAATGTTTCTGCAACACCTCAACTGGGTCGTCCGAAGTAGAGTCATCCTTAAGCAGCGGGATATTATCAATAATTCCATACCGACCTTGGTAGGCCTCAGCGATACTGTCAGCAATTCCAATAATCGACTCGTAAAAACTTCCAAGCGCCATGTGCTGCGAATAACTTGTAGTCTTCAGATGCATTCTATGAGCCAAGTCACGACTCAAGAACATAATGGCAATTAATTTACCTATCATAAATATCTCCGGTGTAGGTATATTTTATACGATATTAGGCTGTAAATGTACCTGAAGATGTGAATGTGTGGATAACGTAGCCGCCGATGATGTTTACTGTCCCACCTGTTGCACGTTGAGCTGTACCTGCGTATCGGATGATGACTATGCCTGAACCACCGTTAGCTCCAATTTGCCAAGAGCCATTAAAGCCTCCGCCTCCGCCTCCGCCTCCAGTATTAACAGACCCGACTGATCCAGCTCCAGCTTGCCCACCATTACCACCACCACCGACACCGCCTACACCAGCAGGGTATCCGGAATCAGATCGCCCGCCGCCGCCACCGCCGCCTGCATAATAGGTTAAAACACTAGAAATTGAAGACGCCGTACCGGGGCCTCCGTTCCCACCCGATGATACGGCATTTGCTCCAACCCCAGATGCACCGCCGCCACCTCCACCGATATTTACACTTGCACTACCAGTTCCACCAGCATAACCTTGACCGGTCGTTCCTGAACCCCCGGTTTGAAGTAAATACGTTCCGCCACCGCCAGATCCGCCAGAAAGCCCAACGCCGTTGGTTACAGCACTATTATCTGTTCCACCGCCACCGCCACCAAGGGCTGTAACACTAAAACCTAAAGAAGAATTACCTCCGTTCGTTCCGTTAGGGCCGCCACCTACTAAAGCCGTAGATCCTACCCCGCCAGCGCCTACAGTAATACTGTACCCAGTTCCGGGAGAAACAGATAAAGCAGTACTAGTTAAAAAACCGCCACCGCCACCACCACCGCCAATGGTTGAACCGCCACCACCACCGCCAGCTACAACAAGGTAGTCAACAGCATAAGCCGTACTAGCCATAGCCTGCCAATTACCAGAACCGATATAGCACTCCAACACAGCCATCGTAGTATTCCACCGGGTATACCCTAATGGAGGAGATGCAGGGCGTTGTGCTGTTGTTCCTGTCGGGAAACCATTTAGCAGATCACCCGGGATTCTTGTTAGTGCCATGATAAATCCTTACGCTGTGTATGTGCTTGATGTTGTGAATGTGTGGTATGTGTAGCCGCCTGAACTTGTAACTGTGCCGCCTGTGCCTCTCTGCGCTCCGGCGTAGCGAATAATTGCAATGCCCGAGCCCCCATTTGCGCCATTGCCGGAACCGCCTCCACCTCCACCGCCCCTATTTGCAGTGCCTGCTGTAGGAGAAGAACCGCCATTTCCGCCACCGCCTGACCCTCCTACCCCAGCAGAATATCCACCACCACCACCACCATAAAATGTTCCGAGTGCTTGCCAGTTATAGCCAGATCCACCATTGCCGCCGTTGTTGCCACCTACGGCTGTAGCACCACCACCACCGCCACAAACTGTTCCGTTACCACTTCCTCCTGCAAAGCCCTGCCCAGAAGTTCCAGCACCGCCGGCTCCAGTAGCGCCGCCACCGCCCGAGCCACCAATTACACCAGCGCTTAAATAACTACCTCCCGCCCCACCGCCGATTGCCGCACCAATATTAACAATTACAGATGAATAGCCGTTTTGTGCAGGGCCTTGACCTGTTGCTTGAAAACCACCCGCACCAAGTATTACAGAACTAACGGTTCCAGAAATAATGTTAGTAGTTCCATATAAAACACCACCCGCACCGCCGCCACCCGCCCCCCCATAATCCAACCCCATGCTGATCAGGATTTTCTGCGTAGTCGCCCGGTGCGCCAGCTCCGCCAGCAGCTGGATAAAGGCGTCTTTCAGCGCGTCGCCGAAATCCTCAAATCCGTCAAAGGCAGATTTCCACAAATCGACAAAGGCGTTGTCGATGCGCTCAAGTGCGGCTTGCCAGGCTTCGGCCATGGGGTCGGCAGCATCGGTGATCTTTTTAACTTCAGGCTCCACCATGCCCATGCTGTCAAGCACTTCGCCAATATGCAGATCCATCAAATCAACGGCCTGAGCCTGCGTTCTGATGCCATCGGCAACCGCCTGTTGCATGATGGCAAATTCTTCCGTCATGGCGCTCGCGTCAAAACCGGCCAGCTTGTTGTCGATTTTTGTCAGCGCGGCAAAAAAGGCGTCCAGCTCTTTTATTACCTCTTCGCCAATCGTGTCCGCGTAACCTTTTGCTCCGGCCTGCGCCTGCTTTAATGCCTCAACCTGGTCATAAAGGGCCAGAGCGACCGCGTCATTTCCATTTTCGTAGGCAAACAGTGCCCGGTCACCTTTTGTTAACGCAATCAGTTGCTTTTCAAGCCCTTCAATGGTGGCCTTTATTTTTTCAGATGTTTTG